ATGCTCACCGACAACAAAATCAAAGGGCTAAAACCCACCGAAAAACGCTACTCGCTATCAGCAGGCGAAGGCTTATCCATTGATGTCATGCCGACGGGTCGTAAGTCTTGGGTGCTAGAATATACCGCCCTTGGCAAACGAAAACGCAAAAAACTTGGCGAATACCCAGCCGTCAGCCTAAAACAAGCCCGAGAGCTTGCCAATAAAATCAAAGACAATGCAGGACTAACGCCCATCACGGTCAGCGAACTCATTCATGAATGGGTGGAGCTGTACAGTAAACAATGGACAAGTGAGAAGTACAAATACACCGTCATCTATCGTCTGACCTACATCACCAACGATTTTAAAGACATGGCAGTGGCAGATGTCAGCCGTGCAATGGTGTCAAAAGCGGTCAGTAACATGGTCGCACAAGGCACTTACGAGACCGCCAAACGCTCATTACGCCTACTGTCTCAAGTATTTAACTACGCCATCGTCCACGAATACGCCCAAAATAACCCCTGCACGCTGGTTGATAACATCATACCCAACCACACCGTGCAAAATATGGCAACATTATCCGCCGATGAGATGGCGGACTTTTGGCAAACCATCAGAAAAACGCCCACCATCGGACTTGCTCCTGTTGCTTTGTCGCTGGCAAATTATCTGGCGGTGCGACCCAGCGAGCTGTGCAAGGCGACATGGGAAGAATTTGATTTGGATAAGGGTGTGTGGATTATCCCAGCTTACCGTATGAAAACACGGCTTGAACACGCTGTCCCGCTTGCCAGTCAGCCCTTGCAAATATTAAAGGAGTTACACAGCTCACGCCTTGATGATGGCTTTGTGTTTAAACATCACAGCAACCCCGCCAAGCCCATGCCGATTGAGAGCGTTTTGGCGGTTATCAAGCGTGCTGGCTTTGGCGGTCGCATGACTACGCACGGCTTTCGTTCGCTGTTTTCTACGGTGGCGAATGACAGTGGGCTTTGGCGTGCTGATGTGATTGAGCGTCAGCTTGCCCACACCAAAAAAGATGTCCGCCATGTCTATAACCGTGCCGAATACTGGGACGAGCGTGTGGCACTTATGAACTGGTGGGCGGATATTGTAGCGGATTGGCAGGCATAAAAATAGGGGCGTTTTGCCCCTTGGATTAGATGGTTATGATACAGTCGTACCGTTAATTTCTTGCTCGATACGCTGGGCGTTTTCCAGTGTCCAATATACCTTATTGCCACGCTGGGCGTTGGGTGGGTATTTGGGGCGGTAGTAGGTCTTAAAAGTATTGACGCACACGCCCAGTCGTTTCGCCATGTCTTTTTGTGTGAGCCATGTGATTGAGTTCATCATTTTCTATCTCCAATGTAGTAAATCGCCATAATTAAATGTGTTGCAAAAAGAGCCAAGGCATTACCCACCAATAAACAACCAGCCCAATCATTGCCATCTTGCCAGCCGTATACACCACAACTAAAGCAAACAACAAAACCGACATGCAAAGTCAAAAAATTTGGAACTTTCATTTGTCATTCTCCTCATTGGGTGGGATAATTTCCTGCCAATGCGTAACCTCACAAATACAGCTTGGAAATCTATTCGCATCCGCTACAAACCATCTTTGCAGGACAGAACTATAATACCCCGTGCAGTAACGCCTTGGTCTGTCTTTGTTATTTGGGTGTGATTTTTGGATTGGTTTATAACTTACCCAAACATCATGATTATCATCGGGCGGTGTATCAGCACCAATCCAACCGCCGTCAAGTTGTTTATTTGCCTTCTCTTCAATTTCTCGGCGAGCAGCTCTCATAATGTGTGCGTTGTAGTTCATAATATCTCCAAGCGTTCAACAATCAGTCTTTTAAATGCCTATCAACTAAACGAATACATTGTTTATATGTATCAACAATAGCGTGAGCAACCCGCCTTACTGTTTCTCTCTCGTCATTTTTTACAAGCTCTTGAAATAAATCTTCCGCTTCTTTATGTTCTTTTTTAAGCTCATCAAGCAAAGCCTTCTTGCTCATCGTTAGTCTCCATAAATACAGCCACGAGGTTTGTGGCTGTATGTTTTTCAGAATTAACCTTGAAATTTACCAAAGAACAAGCAAAATTCAGAATCCAGCTTATCTTTGACCGCTTGCAAAAAGTCATTGGCAAGTTCATCTGTAAGTAGCTCATAACCGACAATAGACAGCGTAAATTCAGGCTTGCCATTGGCGGTGTTGATCGACAGGCGAAGTCTGACGGTTTTTGGCTCGCTTAGGGTCTCATACAGCGTGTTTTTGATTTCAAAATACGCTGGCAACAGCCCTGCTTGTGATTTGACCGCCACCGTTTCTAGGCGTGAGCGAGACTCTCTAAAATTACCCACTTGGCTTGTGCTTTCGGCAAGCTCGTCAATCTTCATGTCTCGGATAACAGCGATGGCTTTTTTCATCGGGATCTCTTCGCCATTTTCGTCCAAAGCGACAAATTGACCACTCCAGTCTTCCAAGAACACCGCAAAGTCTTTTTGACCGACACGCCCATGATGGTGCAAGTCTGTGATTTTGTCGTACACTTTGGTCGGTTTGGCGGTCAGTGCCGCACAAAAATCACAATGCCCCATCGGATAATTATCATCGCCAAAGTTTAGCACCGCCATCGCTTTCATTGCGATTTTGTCAATGAAAATCTCAGTATTTGCCGCCGTGCCATGCACTTCAACAAATTCACCGAATGAATCCAAGTCGTCGGTGCTAAATGTGCCACGCTTACGAGTGCGAGCGTCAAGAAATCTGTCAATATTGCCAAGCTCAATGTTGCCGTTATAAGCAATGCCATTGTCGCCAAATTTTAGAATGTCTGGGCGAGCTAGGTCAGCAACGACCGCAAGGTCAGACTCATGGTTTGCAAAAATGTTTGTCATGGAAAAACTCCTTACATTTCAGTTTTAAAAAGCTGAACTTCGTCAGCAGGGAATAGACTCACCGTGCCATTTCGACCGCAGTACATCGGCGTTTCACGCACATAGTCTTCTTTTCGTGTGCCAAAGGTCTCAGGTGCGGTGTAGTCGAGCTTGTGCTTGACCGAAACCTGACCCATGCCTTTTTCGCCCAATTGCGTAATATCAAAGGTCAGTTTGACCTGTCCTTTTTTGCCCGTGGCAATCACTTGGCTGCACACATCGCTGATTGCCATACCGATTTGCTCAGCAAATGCTCCGCCCGTCAAATCCAGTAGAAATTCACAGGCATCGGTTGATTTAAATTCACTCATGATTTTCCTCCGAGTGGTTGTCGTGGATAAAATTTACCGTCTTTTTCCACCGCCACCAGTGCCAGTACTCGCATGGCGGTCTTATAAGACATACCAATTTGTCTTTGTACATTTGCCACAGTCAGCCCTGTCGGGTTATGCCTTAGTAGCTGTTGCACTTTCAAACAAAATTCATTAAAAACAAGCTCTTGTCGCTCTTGGCAAAAAAGCTGAGCGTCCATCACCATTGATGGTCTGCTCATCACACCCCCTTTTGCATTTCATAAGTTTCAAAAACAAACACCACCGCATCCGCCAAAAATAGCCTTTGGCTGGGTAGCACCTGCTTATCGTCAATCTCATGCACATGATCGCATAGCCACACCAGATAGTTATACACCGCAAAAAGAGCGGACAAATCCATCTCACCACCGCTTGCCACACTGCGTTCATAAGTCAAAAGATGAGCGATGGCATTGGCTTTATAAATCTTAGCATGGGCGGTGCTAAAGCTGATTTTCGCCAATTCACGGCGGATTTTTGCAGGGGTCAAAACCATTTTTTATCTCCAAAGTACTTGACGAGATACGCTCTTGCCTTCGCCCCTTCGGTCTCGTAAATGGTTCGCACCGCCTCGTTCTTACTGCCATGCACCAACATAAGCACGCCACCTGCAAAATCGACGCTCCAACGCTTGTTGCCATTGTCATCATAGCCATATTCCGTTGCTTCGATGACAAAACCAAATTCGCCTTCATCATTAACCACGACATCCATCGGCAATAATGCTCGCTCTGTAATAACACGCTCATCATCACTATATCGATCCAGCTCGCTCATACGCATCAAAAGTGCGTCAATGATGAGATTTGCTCCGTTGTCTGATTGTTGGTTGCTCATCTGTATTTCTCCACATCACATTCGACGGGATAACCGTCTGCTTGCCATGATAGGCACTCTTGATAATCCAATTCTGCCTGCTTTTTCAAGGCAATGTCGCACCCACGCAATGACAGTAAGGCAAAAAGACCAATCATTGCTGTTTTTAGGATAAATTCGCCGACCTGCTGGGGCTTGATGGCAATATTTAGCATAAACGACTCCATTTCTTAAATACAGATATATTAAAACATTTGTATTTAAGAAATGCAAGATATTTTGTAGTTATTTGTGAAAAAATTTTCTAAGGTGTTGTTATTTTTGGATAAAAGGCATGAAAAACCGCATGAACGGATTACCATTCATGCGGTCTTGATGGGGGATGATGAGTTGTGGATTTTACCAGCTCTGAGTGCTTGACCACCAAAAGACATGACCAAGAATTTTGTAGGTGGCAAAAAACTGCTCGCTGCTCATCGTCTCATCAGGGTACAAACCTGCGTTGGCGTAAAATAGTCGCACCTGCTCGCCTTGTGGGGTTGGCTTGCTTTGTAAGTATGCACAATACAGCACATCATTCGCCAACAAAGCGTATATCTTGCCGTTTTTAATCTGTGTCTTGCTAACATCAAAGGCAATCTCACTGTTGTCATTGATGATGGGCGACATACTATCCCCCACAATGACACCAAGCCTTGCGTCCTGCGGATTGACCCCCAAGACCTCCAGTGTTGTTTTTTCTAGCATGAGTTTATTCCTATGTTGGGGGTTGTAGTGGCGGATTGGCACAACTTCCTTTTGCGAATACGCATCAAAATCCGCAACCTTTGTGATTGTACCTTGCTCGCCCACTTCCATCGCCCCATTGCCATTCAAAAGCCAGTCAAGATTTACATTCAGAGCCAATGCAATATCACGGGCATACTTGCTTTGTATGCTTTTGCGACTTTCTATGGCGTTAATCTGCCCCTGTCCACACCCTGCCAAATCAGCAAGTTGTTGCTGTGTCATACCTCTAAGCTCACGGACATATCTGACACGCTCTCCGAATGTTTGTCTTGACATATTGCTAAGTCCTTATGTTTACGGTTAATACCGTCATTGGGTTAATGGGTAAAGTCTGTAACAACAAAACGACTATAAATCGCCTATCCTTGCTTATAGTATAAAATACATTTGTATTATTATCTAACTAAAAAATATCTTGAATTATGAATACAAAAGTTTTAAAATGGGGAAAATTTAAATACAAAGGTACTTATTTATGACAACACCTCTTGAAGCACTCCAAAAGGCGGTAAAGATTGCAGGCGGTCGTAAGCAACTTGCCGAGTTAATAGGGTGCAAACATTATACACACATCGGCATCATGCTTACTCGTGACAAACGAGCCAGTGCCAGCTATGTCTTAAAAATCAGTAAAGCGACAGGCGTGCCACCCAACGAGCTTAGACCAGACCTTTACGAACTCTAAAAAAGCAAAAGCCCATTGGGGGCAACCAATGGGCTTAAAAGTGCTTAACTAGCAAGCGAGATTATTATATGACAAGCAAAGACAAAAAACAAGGGCAAAACACACGCCCGCCACTCAACTTCGAGCTTATCCAATCCCAAGCGAACGGCTATTATGTCAGCCGTATCTTTCCTGCCGTGGGTATTAAATTACAAGGCAACGGCAAAAAGCACCAGCCATGCCCAATGTGCGGTGGCTCTGACCGCTTTCGCTGCGATGATAAGAACGGCACAGGTTCGTGGATTTGCAACCAATGCGGAGCTGGTACAGGCTACACGCTCGTGCGAGACTACACAGGGCATGATGCCTACGAGACGCACGCACTCATTGCTGATATTCTTGGCATTGACGGTGGCAAGCCCATCTCGGAAGCTGACCGTAAGGCATGGGCAAAGGCACAAGCTGAACGAGAATCGGCAGAAAAAGCCGCCAAAAAACAAGCACGGCAAACCGCCGCCAAAACCGCCCAAGACCGCTGGCATACCGCCAAGCCCTGCGATAAGCACGCCTATCTTGCCAAAAAAGGTGTACGGTCGCACGGCTTGCGAGCAGACACGCACGGTAATCTTTTAATCCCTTTGTATTTTCATAATACAAATACAGGTAACATCACGCTGTGCAATGTCCAGTCCATCGGTGCAGATGGCGGTAAATTATTCGTCAAAGACGGACTGGTCGGCGGTGCGTTCTACACACTGGGCGATGTACTGGCAAGCGATACAATCCTAATTTGTGAAGGCTATGCGACTGGGGCAAGCATTTTTGAAGTCTTGGCAGGTAGCTATCCTGTCATCATCACATTTAACGCCCCAAATATGGTTAAATGTTCGTCTATTATACGCACTTTGTATCCACAAAATCGGCTGATTTTTTGTGCTGATGACGACAAAGCGACCGAGATTAAGACGGGCAAAAACACAGGACTGCTGGATGCAGCAGAAGCCGCCAAGATTGCTGCAGGTGAAGTCATAAGCCCCGACTTTGGCGGTGATGAACGCACGACCACAGGCGAGCTGACCGATTATAACGACCTGCACGCTCATTTTGGCATTGAAGTGGTCAAAGCTCAGCTTGTCCATGCCCTAAATCGCCCACGCCCCAAAATCATCATGGATACGCATGGTGGTTACACCCTAGATTACCTCAATGAAAACTTTGCCCAAATCAAAGATATCGGCAAAATTACCAACAAAATCTACGATTTGGCAAATCGCACCGAGATGACCAAAACGCATTTTATGGGATTGGTCGGCAAAGAACTGGCGAATGCGTGGCTGTTCGGTGGCAAACAAAAGACCATTGACCGCCGTGAAGTTCAAGACAACACCGCTGAACAATTTGCCCAAGCCTACGGCAGTATTTTTGAGCAGTATTGGTATATCCAAGGCACAAAAGAAGTGTTCAACTTCAAGACAGGCAAACGCCAACCGATTGAGACGCTCCGCCTAGAATTTCCCAACGAATTTGATGCATGGAATAAATCCAAAAACCGCCAAAAAGTTGAAGTGGACAACATTTGGTTTGACCCAACTCGCACCAAAACTGCTCCACATGGCGAAAATTACATCAACACCTTTAAAGATTTTGCCATACAACCCTACACGGCGACCGAACTTGGCATTGATACCGATGTGTTCAATGAATATTTTATGATGGGTATATGTTCGCCTATCATTGAGCTGGTTCGTCATTTGTGTGGCGATGACACGCACGCCTTGGATTGGGTGCTAAATTGGTTGGCTATCCCCCTGCAAAATCTTGGTACAAAAATGGACACCGCCCTTATTGTGCATGGACATATCCAAGGAGCAGGTAAATCGCTGTTTTTTGACCGCATCATGCGTCAGATTTATGGCTCATATCTCTTGACACTCGGTCAAGGGCAGTTAGAAAGCCAGTACAACGACTGGGTGGAAGGTAAATTATTTACGGTATTTGAAGAGATTTTCCAAGGCAAAGACCGCTACAGTCACATGGGTATGATTAAGCAGCTCATCACAGGCGACACCGTATATATCAACAAAAAATTCATGAGTGGCTGGACACAGGACAACTTCGTTAATACCGTGTTTTTGTCAAACGATATGCAGCCGTTATCGCTTGATGAGACCGACCGTCGTCATGTGGTACTGTATCCGACCGCCACTATTCCAGAACACATTCGCACCGCCATCAGTGATGCTATCATAGACCCCGAACAAAAAACGATACGGGCATTTTACACTTACCTGCTTTTGAAAAATATCGGCACACAAAACGCTCACAGCACCGCCATTGCCACAAACGCCAAAGCACGCCTAACCAAAATCAGCATGGCAAGTTGGGAGCGGTTTTATACATTTTGGAAAAATGGCGAGCTGGATATTCCTTACGCCACTTGCCTGACCACCGATTTGTATGATTATTATGTGTTTTGGTGCAAGATGAACGGCGAGAGAGCCACGACCAGCACCAAACTCTTGACCTACATCGGCGTGCGTGAACATAAAGAACGCATTCGCTATCAGTACGACCTGCAATTTGGCGGCAGCTTTCACACCAAATCTGGACAGTCGATGGCGTTTATTATCGGTCTTGACACCGACAAACCAACCCAGCACACATTTGGGCTTTGCATTATGAAGTTTAAAGGTGCTATAATCAATGCCCAAAAAGACCGTCTACCCCAAAAAGCGGACATGAGCCGCTCATCTCACGAAAATTCCAATCCATTCATTTAAATCTGTGCATAGTGTGCAGGGTTTGTGCAGGGTTCGCACAAACCCTGCACAGTCTTGTAAGCCTTGCCATGTCTAGCATTTAGCCTGCATTGTTCATAGTGCAGGCTAATTTTTTTCTACCCCTTATAAGATTTTTTTATTTTAAAAAAAGTTTCTCAAAAACTAAAACAAACCCTGCACACCCTGCACACCCTGCACACTTTTTAAAATCTTTATTAAAACCAATAGGTTATAAATGTAAAATCTGTGCAGGGGTTTGTGCATAGTTTAAAAATTTGACAAGACCCTGCACACCTTTTCATAATATCCAAAAATTTTAAGGACAAATCATGAAGCACAAAATCCCCAAAGCCCAGCTCATCGCCGTCGCTGAATCCTTTGCAGGGGTCAGCCCCTTTGCTGATGCGTGTTATCGCTATTATTTTTATCAGGATAAGACCGCTCGTGCCTACCTGACCGCCACGCTTGCCACTGAGTTCGCCGAATATTTCGCAGGTATTGATGCCAAGTATCACGCCAATATCATCGCCACCGCCCTGACTGAAATCAGCTACCCCACGCCCATCGGCAAACGCTTTGCTTTTTCTGAAAGAGAGCGGGCAATCACCGCAAGGATTAGCCGTCAGACTTGGCGAACGCACGGCATGAACACCGCCGTTGATAACATTATCAGTCACATCACAGGCATTGCCAAAGTCGTCGCTGTCAAAGTTAAAGAACAGCTCGGCAAAAATTTTAACATGGGCTATTGACAAATTAGACCAGTTTAAGCTATCATTTTGCTATGATAGCCGTTTGGTATAGATAACAGGCATCATAATAAAACAACCCAAAAGCTCTTGCAGGTTTAGGCTTGCAAGAGCTTTTATTTATCCAGTTACCTCGCCTTATGCCAGTTTGCTTGTGGCATAAGGTTTTTTTATTCGCACTCATCATGAAGTTATCAACCTTACAACCCCGACTAAAACCCACCACCGCCCAAACGCCAAAGAAGAACTGGGGTCAAGGTCGTGGCGGTCGTGCGTGGCGAAAACTTCGTGATGAGATTTTGGCTCGTGATAACTACACCTGCCAATGTTGCGGTCGGGTTGGCGGTCGCCTTGAATTAGACCACATCGTCAATGTTGCCCAAGGCGGCACCGATGATAAATCCAACCTGCAAATCCTTTGCCACGACTGCCACAAACAAAAAACCCAAACCGAAAGTCAGGCGGGGGGTGCAACAATTTTTAAGCTGATTTCACGGACACCACGCCCCCACTCGTGTATAAAAAAAATTTGATTTGGGGGAAAATCTCCGTTTCTCCGCCGATGAACACAGTAACAAAAGTTACATAAAATTACATTATAAAGAATATAGAAAGGTTAAAAAATGGCTATCACCGCAAAGCAGGAACGATACGCTCGTCTTGTGGCGAGTGGTATGGACTTACACACAGCCGCCCTTGAAGCTGGCTGTAAGAATCATGAAGCAGCTCGTAAGTTTGTTGCAGATATGGCAAAGCGTGAGAATGTGCAAGCATTCATCAATCAGGTGCGGACGGTCAATACCGAACTGACCACGCAGATTGACAACGCCACGACCGACATTACTTCTCCGAATGTACCAGCTGCAGCAAATGAAACAGATCGGGTGCGACAAGCACCGACCACGCCCCAGTCGCCTTTGGAGTTTTTGACTTCGGTGTTTAATAATGTTGATGGCTTGTACACACCAAAAGAACGCATTAACGCTGCCATCGCTCTTTTGCCATACACCGAACAGAAACTGGCTCAAACAGGCAAAAAAGAAGATGCCATTGATGTCGCACGACAAAAGAGCGAGAACAGCCCCTATGCCACCTTGTCTCGGCAGATGGAAATGCAATACAGTGGGTTGAAAAATTAAGCAAATCATCATTTATAGACCGCCAAATAAGGCGGTTTTTTATGGGAGCAAGAAAAATGACGGACAAAACCAAAACCGACAGCGTGGATATGATTAACCACCCACCGCATTACACCAGTTGCCCGAGCGGGATTGAGTGTATTGAAATTGCCGAGCTGTTGCCGTTTTGCTTGGGAAATTGCTACAAATACCTGCACCGAGCTGGCTTAAAGGGCGATGCCTTGCCCGACCTGCAAAAAGCGGTGTTTTATGCTCGCCGTGCGTATCTAAATGATGAAAAATTGACCGAAAAAGCCCGAGTGCGAATTCTTGAAGTCGCCCAGCACCAAGCAGGCAAGAAACAAGAAATTTTAACCCATTTTGTCCAAAAGACGGCTGGGGCTTTTTATTTATATTTATCAAGTTATGTTAGCCAGTACCAATACCAGCCCCACTTGGACGACCGCTCTACCTGACTGGGAAGAGCGAATTGTTAAGGGCGAAAGCCTTATCCCTTGCCCACCACTCTTTAAAGCACCAAGCGACATTGCTTTGCGGGTATTTAAAGAGCTGGCACTGGTTGATGTGCTTGGCTGCCCCAAGATTGGCGAGATTACACGGGATTGGGTGTTTGAGTTCGTCTCCGTCATTTTTGGGGCGTATGACCCTGCTGCCAAAAAACGACTGATTAAGGAGTTTTTCTTACTTATCTCAAAGAAAAACACTAAATCCACGCTGGCGGCGGGCATTATGCTGACCGCCCTTATTCTCAATGAACGCCAATCGTGCGAGCTTGTGATTGTCGCACCAACCAAAGAAGTTGCCAACAACTCCTTTGATCCAATGCGAGATATGATAAGGGTGGACAAAGAACTGTCCGCCATTTTTAATGTCTCGCCCCACACCAAAACCATCACGCACCGCTCCACGCAGGCGACATTGAAGGTCATCGCCGCCGAGTCTGACAGTATGGCAGGGGTCAAGGGGGCGTATGTACTGATTGATGAGCTTTGGGTATTTGGTAAGCGAGCGGGTGCGTCATCTATGCTACAAGAAGCCACAGGCGGACTTTTAAGCCGACCAGAAGGCTTTGTGATTTGGCTAACCACCATGTCAGATGAGCCGCCAGCAGGCGTTTTCAAAGAAAAATTAGACTACGCAAGGGGCGTACGAGACGGCAAGATTGACGACCCAAGATTTTTGCCTGTGTTGTACGAGTTTCCCCAAAGCTATATTGAGTCTGGTGAGTATATCCAGCCCGAAAATTGGTACATTACCAATCCTAATTTGGGGGCAAGTGTGGGCGTTGATGAACTTAGCGACATTCTAAGAAAAGCTAAAGAATCCCACGATAAAAACACCCTACAAACCGCCCTTGCCAAACACCTAAATATCCCCATCGGCATTTCGCTCCGTGCGAATCGCTGGGCAGGAGCAGCATTTTGGGAAAAGGCAGGACGGACATTTACGCTTGATGAACTCATTGAAAAATCGGAAGTGATTACAATGGGCGGCGATGGCGGTGGTCTTGATGACTTGCTTGGCTGTGCAGTGGTGGGGCGATTGCCTACGCCAAAGTACATTTACACAGATGACAACAATATCCGCCACGAAGTCAAACAATGGTGGGTGTGGGTCAAGGCATGGTGTCATCCGATTGCGTTGGAGCGTAGAAAACAAGACGAACCCCGCTACCGAGACTTTGAAGCCGATGGCGATCTGGTCATTGTGCAAAATGTCGGCGATGATGTGGCAGAATTTGCCGACATTGCCAAAAAGATTTTTGATAGTGGTAAACTTGACAAGATTGGTCTTGACCCAGCAGGAGCGGACGACATTGTGATTGCCCTAGAATCCATCGGTATTCCCAAAGACACGCACATCACAGGTGTGTCGCAAGGTTGGCGATTGGGTGGTTATCAAAAAGTATGCGAACGCAAAATCGCAAGTGGCGACCTAACGCACGCAAATCAGCCGATCATGGCGTGGTGCGTGGGCAATGCCCAAGTCAGAACGAGTAATTCGGGCGTGATGATGAGTAAATCAGAAAGTGGCAATGGCAAGATTGACCCAGTAATAGCCATGCTAAACGCCGTGGCACTGATGAGCCAAAATCCTGCACCGCCCAAAAGCGATGATGATGTTGGGGTTTATTTTTAGCAAAAAAAAACAAACCCACTCATAGAGTGGGCAGATGAAAAACAGGGCGATGACGGACTGCTGGAACAGTCCGCCACCCCTACGACAAACCGAGCTTGTCGCAAGCGAAACCCTGCTACTATGTACATAGCGTGGCAAGGGTATCACATTTTTAACAAAATTGCGATAGGTTGAGCCATGAAACAAGTAAATTGTCGCTCCTGTGGGCGATTATTAGCCAAAATTGGAAACTTTAATGATTTAGAAATCAAATGTCCACGCTGTAAAGCGTTTAATGTTTTGAGCGTCGAGAACGCCTTATCAGAAGTCCAAAGAGACTCCAATACAGGTAATCTTGATGACAAAGGCATATCAAAAAGCACCCCTGCCATTCGTGGGTCAAAAACGAATGTTTTTAAAGGAATTTCGCAAGATTTTGGACAAAATCCCAAATGACGGCGAAAACTGGACAATCATTGATGTGTTTGGTGGTAGCGGGCTACTTGCCAATAATGCCAAAGCCTACAAGCCAAAAGCCACCGTCATTTATAACGACTTTGATGGCTACACCGAACGGCTGACCCACATTGATGACATTAACCGTTTGCGTGGCATTTTATTTGAGATGACAAAAGATGTGCCACGCCAAAAACGCATATCAGACGAATTAAAGGGGCGAATTTTACAGGTAATTGGCGACTTTGATGGTTATGTGGATGCTAGAAGTGTCAGCACTTGGTTGTTATTTAGCGGTAAGCAAATCAATCACATCAGCGAGCTTGCCAGCCACCAAATGTACAACACCGTCCGCACCAGCGATTATGACCGTGCAGACGGCTACTTGGATGGGCTGATTGTTACGCACGAAAGTTTTGAGACTTTGATACCAAAATATGCCAACACACCAAACACTTTGCTATTACTTGACCCACCTTACATTTGCACCGAGCAAAAGGCGTATGCGATGACGGGGTATTTTGGCATGACAAAGTTTTTGCGATTAATGAAACTGGTGCGTCCACCGTATCTGTTTTTTAGCAGTACAAGAAGTGAGCTTTTGGACTATATGGATTATCTCAAAGACTGTGAACCTGTGATGTGGCAACGCATTGGCGACTTTGAGAAAGTGAGCTTAAATAGCTATGTCAATTATAATGCAGAGTATGAAGATAACATGATTTTTAAATTTTAAAAAACTAAAAATCTTGGCAATTAAGACTTGCTATTGTTGGTATAACGAGCGATACTGTGGTCGTCAAGACAATAAACCCTTTTAAATCATGGAGTTACAAGATGACCGCAACCATCAACCAAGAGCTAAACGAAAAGGCATTTGGCGACAAAACCAACATTGAATTATATTGCAACCTTATCAAAGATAAGTTTGTCGAAAAAATCAATATGCAAGAGCCGAGTATTGCAGACAAGATTGTCATCGCCCATGTCGAAAACGAGCTGGCAAATTTAATTAAATTTTTAAATCAAGGCTTGTATTAAGCCATAAGTACAAAAAAAGACCCTGCCAATCGGTGGGGTTTTGCTTATCAATCATTGGAAAAATTATGACAAAAGCCTACTCAACCCTACAAATCAAATCCGTCACCGACACGGACGATGAACGCATCATCACAGGCATTGCCACGACCCCAAGCACTGACCGAGATGACGATATTTTAGAGCCAACAGGGGCAAAATTTACTTTACCAATCCCCCTATTATCACACCACAATCACAGTCAGCCCATTGGCGAAGTTATCCAAGCGGAAGTTACCGCAGGTGGCATTTTAATTACTGCCAAAATCGCCAAAATTGATGAAGAAGGCAAGCTAAAAGAACGCATTGACGAAGCGTGGCAATCCATTAAATCTGGACTAATCAAGGGCTTGTCTGTTGGTTTTAAAATCAAAGAATACAGCTATATTGAAAATTCTTGGGGCTTGCACATTAAAGAATGGGAGTGGTGGGAGCTGTCAATCGTTACCATTCCTGCCAATGCCGATAGTGTCATAACGAGCGTTAAGCAAATCAAATCCGCCTTTGATCGGCAAAATCTGCCACCGCTTGACGCACCTGAGCCAATCATCAACCCCATCAGCCCAAATCTACAACCCAAACCAACCCAAAAAAGCAACTCGTCAAATGGCGGTGTTGCTTTAATTTTACCCACAAACGGAGTGAAACTTGTATGAATTACAAAGCACAACTGGCTCAAATCCTAGCCACAATCGCCGCCAAACAAAAACAAATTGGCGATATTATGACAAAATCAGTCGCTAGCGGTCATACCCCAAGCGATGATGATGAAGCTACTATCACGGCATTAGAAAGCGAAATCGCCCGCCTAGAAAAGAATGCTGAACGCTTGCAAAAACTGATTAAATCGGTAGAAACCGCCCCAAATCCTACCGAAATCGGTGGCGAAAACCCAGAGCAAGCCAAAGCAAGTGCCGAAGGCGAACCAATCCCCCAAACCCCAGAGCAGACCAAAAGCGTGAAAGTAGAATCCAATTTACCGCAGGGCATTGGCTTTGCACAAATGGCTCGTGCCAAAGCCCTATCTAGCAAACTTGCCAGCAAAGGTGACTTTGTGAGTGCTGTGGAAATCGCCAAATCCGCAGGAATGCACCCCCTTGTCATTGCCGAGCTTGAAAAATCGGCTGTGGTAATGGACACCACCAACTCGGGCGTGCTTGTGCCTGTCAGTCCCCTTGTCAATGAATTTATTGAGCTGCTTAGAGCCCAAACCATCATTGATAAGCTCGCCAAATATATGCGAGCGGGCGACTTTAACTCCACCATCGCAGGTATGGCAACAGGGGCGACATCGGCTTGGGTGGGCGAAGGCGACCCAAAACCTGTTACCAATGCCACTTTTAACAGCGTGGAATTAAAACGCCACAAAGTTGCTGGCATTGCCGTTTTGACGGACGAACTTAGCCGTTTTAATAAATTTAATGGCGACCGCCGTATCTTGGACGATTTGATTGAGTCCAATCGCTTGCTACTTGACTTGACCTTTATTGACGACCAAGCCCAAAGTGCTACCCGTCCTGCTGGCTCATTGCACGGAGCAACCATCATCGCCGCCACAGGGAGCGAAGAAGCCCAAATCAAAGCCGACCTTGCCAAACTCCGCCAAGCCTTTATCAAGGCAAATTTATCCTTGACAGGAGCTCACTACATTATGAGTGAAACCCGAGCGTCAGAGTGGGCAGAGCTAACAAATCCGCTTGGTGCTCCTGTCTTTACAGGGCTACAAGCACCGACAGGCGAAAAAACGCTAAACGGCTTGCCCGTCATCGAGTCCGAAAGTGCTGGTAACATCGTGGAGCTGATTAAGCCGTCCGAATTTTATTTGGCAGATGAAGGACAGGTTGAAGTGTCGTACAGTACAGAAGCCACCATCACAATGCCAAATAAAACGCTTGTACACTTGTTCCAAGAAAACAAAGAAGCCATTCGTGCCGAACGCTTTATTACTTGGGCAAAACGCCGTCCAATGGCAGCAGCAGCCATCAAGTACGAAGATTAAGTGGTCATTTAACAAGGCAAAAAACAGTCCTATCGCAGGGCTGTTTTTGTGTGGGTATTGGTAGTATCTACACAAAAACAGCTTAGGAGTAACCTATGAAAATTCAATACCTAAAACCCGCTCCCAACGCCACCACAGGCGACATTAAAGAAATTAACACCGCACAGGCTAAAATCCTTATTCAGCTTGGCTTTGCCAAAGAATATGACGAAACCGACAGCGATGATGGCGACACGGGCGACTTATTTGGGCGGTTAGATGACAACCAAAGCACCGACCAAGAACCGTCCGAAACCGAAACCACCGAACCTATGGCAGACGACCAAAAACCGTCCAAAGCTGACGAAGTGAGCGAACAGGCACAAGACCCCGCAGAAAATACCCCTACTGAGCCTGCCACACCCACCGAAACCCCCAAACCCAAAAAGACCAAGACCAAAACGGAAAACAACTAATGGGCTTTTTTGACTTATTCCGCAAAAAATCGCTTACCCCTGTCGGTACTGGCGGCAACGGCTGGCTACCCATCGTGAGCGAACCCTACACAGGGGCGTGGCAAAAAAATGACGAGTTAAAACGCACGGATTTAACCCATTTTCATGCGGTGTTTGCCTGCGTAAGTCTCATTGCAACCGACATCGGCAAGCTCCGCATTCGCACAAAGTCGGTACAAGATGGCGTGCTTTTGCCTGCCAAGTCTCGTAGCCAAGTAATCCTGCACCGTCCGAACAAGCACCAAACTTGGCAGCAGTTCATTGAAAATTGGGTCAGCTCCAAGTTACTGCGTGGCAATGCGTATATTTTGAAACAGCGAGACATTTTCGGCGAAGTGTGGCAGCTATATATCCTAAATCCCGACCGTGTCAAGGTGCTGGTGTCTGACACTGGCGAAGTGTTTTATCAGATTAGCACCGATAAACTGTATGGCTTGACGGAGACCACCGTGCCAGCGTCTGAGATTATTCATGACCGTTACAACTGCTTTTACCACCCACTTGTGGGTCTTTCGCCATTGACGGCGTGTGCGATGAGCGTGGGGCTTGGGCTGTCAATCCAGAACCAATCTCGCACGCTGTTTGGCAATAATTCTCGTCCAAGTGGGATTTTATCCGTCCCCACCGACATCAGCCAAAGCAAAGCTGATGAAGTCAAGGCAAATTGGCAAGCCAATTATAGCGGGGTCAATCGTGGCGGTATTGCAGTACTTGGTAGCGGGGCAAAATATGAGCCGATTGCCATGAGTGCGTCAGACAGCCAAGCTATCGAACAGCTAAAAATGAGCGGCGAAACGGTCTGCTCGGTGTTCCATGTACCAGCCTTTAAGGTCGGTATGGGCGAGGCAAAGGCAGGTCAAAAAGTCTCGGATTTGAACGAGATTTATTATTCGGACTGCTTACAGCATTACATCGAGGCGATTGAAAACTTGCTTGATGAACATCTTGACCTTGAAAAAGGCGTGGAATGTGAGGCGGATTTGTCCCCACTTATCCGCATGGATAGCACCAGCCAAATCATGTACTTAAAAGAAGGTACGATGAGCGGTATTTTTAGCCCGAATGAAGCCCGTGCGGTGCTGGGTCTGCCGCCTGTGGTCGGTGGAGAAAGTCCGCTGATGCAACAACAAAATTATAGCTTGTCAGCACTCGCCAAACGAGACAACAGCGACAATCCTTTTGGCAATACACCAAAAACCGAGCCTACCGAACCACAAAAGACGGTCAAGCCACGCCTACGCATTCGGGGCGTGCTGGATACAGGAGATAAACGATGAGTGAATTTGCCACGCTTGATGAAGTCAAATACCACCTGCGTTATGACGATGATGCCAATGATGAGATTTTGACCATTTATCTGCAAAGTGCCGAAGATGCGGTCAAAAACTACATCACAGATGACATCACAGATGAAATGCTACCCAGTCTTAAAGTCGCCACGCTATTGATGGTCGGTTATCTTGATGACAATCGCAACAGTGAAAATGGTGCAAATCATGGCAACTATCTACCGCCAGCAGTGCGTCAGATGTTAGCTCCGTATCGTATGCCGAGCTTTTAGGACAAAATAATGAAAGCCACACCACTTCGCCACCGCCTAAAAATCCACCGCCCTACCGCCACACGCTCCGCTACTGGTGCGGTCAAAGTAGGTCAATGGGAACACGCCTTGACCCTTTGGGGGCAATTTACCCCCTTATCGGTCAAAGACATTATTGCAGGACAGGCACAGGACACCCAAATCACGGCACGGGCAAAAATCCGTTATCGTGATGACATTGACGGTACAATGCGAGTGCAACACGCTGGCAAGATGTATGAAATCGTGGGCGAGCCTTTGGCGGATAATGGGAGTGGTAAGGAATATTTGACTTTGGCGTTAAAGGCGGTCAGCAATGATAGGCAAAATTGAAGTTCAGGGCTTGGATAGGCTGGACGAAGTCATAGCCACACTTGATGACAAAATGAAAGACAAAGCCCTATCCAAAGCCCTAAATCAAGCCCTAAACCCCATACGAAAAGACGCTAAATTTTATGCGTCTGTCGCTCCAGAACCGCACATGATGACCGTTAAAGGTGGTCGTAAAGTACTGGTTCAGCGTGGACTTTTGCGTTCGGCTATCCGAAAACGCAAAGTCCCCAAACGTGAAATGGGCGAGCTTGGTGGTCATGGCGTGGCAATGGGTATTTATGTGGGCAAAGGCACAAAACAAAAGGAATATCCGAACTACTGGCATTTTGTGGAATATGGCACAAGTCAAATGCCTGCCGTGCCTTTTTTACGCCCTGCCTTTGATAAAAATGTGCAAAAAGCCGTTGATATTTTTGCCAAAACTTTAAAAGATGAATTGGATAAAATTTAATGAATGCCAGTCAAATTATTTATACGCATTTAGCCCATTTGGTTGATGATAAATGTTATCCGTTATTTATCCCAGAAAAAAGCCCCAATAATCCGCCTTATATCGTTTATCAAATCATCAGCACCGAACCCGATAATGATTTGGACGGTATTACAGGACACGAATGGGCAAATGTGCAAATAGATGTTTATCATAAATATTATGATGATTGTTTAAAGCTATCTCATGAAGTCATCAATGAATTAAATAAAATCAAACCGTCTATTTATCATGGCGTGCAATACGTCCATGACAAAGAAAGCGGATTATTTAGAGCCATTATTGAATATGGTTTTTGGCAAACCCTAGAATTTTAATTTAACCGCCAAATAGGAGAAATCTCATGGCAAAAGTAGTAGAAAATCTCGTGGACAGCTTTTTTACGCTCCACGTCTCAGCAGACGGCAACGAATATCAAAAGGTAGAGCATTTGTCCAAGTGCGACCACCCGTCCGAAGAAAAGGTGTTGGACGAAGTTACCGCAACAGATGACCGCCGTACAGTCAAAGCCCCTGTTGATTTTAAGGAAGAGAGTGAAATTGAATTTGAATACGCCCTTGACCCCAAAGACACCACACATCAGCTACTGCAAACATCGTTTGAAAGCGGTAAAGAGTTGCACTGGCAATTAAAGTATGTGGTAGCCACGGGCGAATCTCGCCAATTTAAAGGCATTATCTCAAAGCTAACCACCGACAACAGCGACCAAAAAAAGAAAATCCGCAAAACAGGTACAATTACCATTACAGGCGATGTAACCAAAGTTGCAGGTTAATTAAATAACCCAAACCCACAAAATAAAGCCATTTAATGATAAATGGCTTTATTTATTGTAACTAAATTAAAAAGGTATATATTATGAGTAAAGTAGCAACATTAGCAACCGCACTATTGGCAGGTTTATCAGCAATCAATGAGCCAAAGAAAATCAATATTGATGAATTTGACGGCGATATTTATATCCGTCAAATCAGCGTGGGCGAACAAGAACAAATCGCCAAACACCTAGAAAAAGAAAAAGGCAATAATATGGCATTGTCTTTTATCTTTGGCGTGTGTGATGAAAAAGGCAATCGTTTATTTACCATTGATGACCTAGATAGCATTAACCAAATCAATTTTAAAGCGATGTTGTCAGTCATCAAAGAGATTAACAAGCTAAACGGCTTGGATATTGACACAGGCGAACACGAAAAAAACTCATAGCCGACAAAAGTCGGCTTTTTTTGTTTAAATTGGCGGGGCATTTGGGAAAGACGGTGGGCGAGCTAGAACGCACGCTCACCGCCCATGAGTTTGCCGAGTGGCAAGCCTATGACCGCCTAGACCCGATAGGCGGTTATCGTGGCGACATACAGTCGGCGGTGGTTGCTTGTGCGATGGCAGGGGGTAAGCCGTCTGATTATATCCTCATTGACCCTAATCCGATGACGGACGATGAGCGAGAAGCCTATGAGTTAGAGCAGAGAAAGGCGGAGCTACAAGCCCAAATGGAGCGAACGATAGCGATGTTTTCTACCATAGGTTGAAAAAAGATAGGTTTTTGGGTATGATACAGTTGTATTATATCCAAAGGCTTGTTTATGAAAAAATTATTAACGATTAGCTTGACTTGTTTTGTACTGGTTGCGTGCGGTTCAGAGAGTGAGCAAGTTGCCAATAACAATCAGAATGCACAAATGCAAAGTGGCGATGTGTCAAACATTCAAGACAAGGGCAAGCAACCAGATACACCAATAGCAAAAAGCAAACCCATATCTCAATACGCTTTTACCAAGTACGATAAACAGAATTACCCGAGAATTTATCAGCAATGGGGAAATGATTGGATTTCTAAGTTAGAGGCTCACGAACGAGCCTCCGCAGAAAAAATAGCCAACTCCGATAATGCGTGTGATAGCGTTGATTATGTGGGCTTATCCGAAGAAAAAAGCACACCTAAAAAGGAAATCGTTGTATTTGTAGATTGTGCAAATGGCGAACGCTTTTTTGTTTCTGATAAGGACATAAAAAATGACAAGCCTTTGAAAGCTCAATCCGAAAAGGCTATGTCTGAACAGCAGGCTCTGCAACAATGCCGAGAGCTTGTAAGAAATGGGGCAAAATACCCTAACAGTGTTGATTTTAAGGTTTTGGATACATCGCTACGAACCTCCAAAACTCACGGTAATGTTATCGTTACTGTGGGGTTTACTGCAAAAAATTCTTTGGGGGTAGAGTTGCCAGTTAAAGCAAAATGTTTGTTTACCCCAGAGGGTCAAGCAGAAGTAACTTATTTTGAATAATACCAAAAAACATCAAGCCCTCAAATCAACAGACTTGGGGGCTTTGGCGTTCTGGACGCTCTGTGTGGTATTGTAACATAAATTCTGGTAAAAACAAAGAAATTTGAGAATATCAAATTAAATTGTACTGCACCCCTTATGTATCAATGCTTGTGCGAATTTCTCATCAATTGTACAGCGTAAGGCGTGGTAACTTAACACCCAAGTATCATTAAAAGGGTTTTTTTGCACAATAATATCCTTATACTGAGACTGCATAAGACCAATGACAATATTATGCAGATGAACTGTCATGGCTGGCTCTGTCATGTCATTATAACCATATATCTCATTTTCGACAATGGTATTAAATGTTGTTTCAAGCCGTGCCACAATGTCAGCCGTCATGGTGCGATTATGTTTTTCTGCTGATTGATTAAGTTTGTCTTTAAGTTCGTGCGGTAGGCGAATTTTGAAATCCACGTTTAAATGCTGACCCATATCAATAACCTTGCTTATGTTAAGGTGTGGTCATATGTCCACACCTTAAAATTTTTTAAAAAAATACTTGACTTAACCCTAGTGGGGTTGTATCATATATCCCCAGTAGGGTTATTATAATATAGCCTGAACTTTAAAGCAATAAAAATCCCTTGCCAGACTACCAATCAACGCAAGGGATTTAGAACACCAACCGTAACAAAGGAAGCATTCCTATGTTTAATGTATCACAAAAGGTCGCTACTGTCAATTTTAATGGCGACACCCTAATCACCCTAGAAAAAGATGGCGAGCATTATGTCGCTGTCCGTCCCATTGTGGAAAATATGGGGTTGGATTGGAAACGCCAATCCGAAAAGCTCAACCGCACCCCAAAATTTGGGTGTGTTCATATGAACACTCCTACGAATGGTGGCACTCAAAAAATGCTTTGTATTCCTGTCCGTAAACTCAACGGCTGGCTGTTTAGCATTAACCCCGAAAAAGTGCGTAGCGACATTCGCCATATCGTCGAGCAGTATCAAGAAGAGTGCTTTACCGTGCTACACGACTACTGGCACAAAGGTGTGGCGGTGAATGAGCGAGCGATGACCGCTCCTGTTTGTATCACCCCACAGACCCTAACCGAACTTGCTCCCATTACGCCCTTTAAGTCGCATATGTCAGCCGCCGACAGCCAAGAAGTTATCAAAGAAATGCGACAAGTATACGATGCCCTAGTTCCCCTGATTCGTCAAGTGGCGGATTGTTATTATGACAAACAAATGGCGTTTAGTCAGATTGAGGCGACCATTGAGCATTATTGCGGGGTCAAAAATAGCCATTGGATTACCCTAGAACGCTTGCCCACCGCCTTGACTGTACTGTCCATTATGAAAAATGAAGCAACCGCACACAAAAAGATGATGCACCGCCTAGATGACAATGCACGGCTTGCCCTGTCTTATAAGACGGTCAATGCCATTGGCTATACAGGCGAAACTTTTGATGGCGTGGAGGTGTAAGATGAAACAAGAACTGTATGAACTTGATGAATTGGTATGTCTTGTTAATAACCGCATTAAAAAGCTGGATTGGCTTATTTTTCAGCTCATAGAAAATGTCTCTGGCGATGAAGCGATTGTTGCAGGGTTGGCACTAGACACAATAATGCTAACCAGTCAAAAAATGCACAAAATACAAGCACTTATTACCGAACTGCGTGAACAAGACACGCCACAAGTCAAAGGATTGGAGCGTTTGGAAAAAGTTGCTTAATCCATTTGGCAAAATCCTCTTGAAATTTAGACCATTTTAGGGTATGATTTAATCAAAATCAATAACTGTATTTACGCACCGTCAATCCTTTGGCGGTGTTTTTTATTGGAAATTTCACAAGAAATCACTATGGCAAAAGTTTTATCACGCTTAGACATCTTGCTACACGCCAACACCGCCAATTATGTGCGTGAGATGAAAAAGGCAACGGACAAGACCAAAAAAGAGTTAAAGAGCGTGGCGGACTACGGCAAGCTCGTGGGCAGTCATCTTGGTATGGCTTTTGCTGGCTTGGGAAGTGCGGTGAGCATTTCGCATATCATGCAGACGGCTGACCGTATGCAGGATTTGGCAAGCAAGGTACGAATTAACACCCAAACCACAGAAGAATATAATGCCGTTTTGCAGGATTTACGCAAAATTAGTACGGATTATTGGACAACGATTGACGGCGTTACTGACCTGTATGCGTCCAGTAAGCGAGCGTTGGACAGTCTAGGGGCAAGCCAACGGCAAGTCCTAGATTTTACACGCAACATCACCATGGCAATGAGTGTGGGCGGTGGATCGGCACAGGCACAGGAGGCGGCACTGGTTCAGCTTGGTCAGGCGATGAGTATGGGGGCGTTGCGTGGGCAAGAGTTCAACTCAGTATCCGCCCAAGCCCCTGTCATCATTGACCTTTTGACCGACAGCTTAAAGGTGTCTCGTGGCGAACTGCGAGAAATGGCAAAAGACGGTAAAATTACCAGTCAAGTGATGATGGACGCGGTGCTTGGTGGTTATGATAAACTGCAAGAAACCATCAACAAAATGCCGACCACCTTTGCACAAGGCATTCAAAATATCAAAAGCCAATATGATTTTTTGGTGGACGATATTATGAACCAGAACAGTCTTTTATCGCAAAATTTGGCGAGTGTGGCGTTGTGGGTTGCCGAAAACTTTCGCACGTTGGTTGGTGTGGGTACGGCAATGGGGGCGGTGTGGCTTGCTAACATCGCCAAAAACTCCGCCCTTGTTACATCATTTGTCGGACTGACGGGGGCGACTTTGGCAAACACCAAAGCCAGTATTGCCAATGCATTTAGCGTGCAGGGACAAATCAACGCTTACAATGTGCTATCCACTCGCATGATGTTATTGCGTTTGACCAAAGCCCATTATATTGACTTAACCAAGACCGCCATGGCAACCACGACCGCTTATGCTCGCTCATTAGTGGGTTTGGCAGGTAGTTTTAACACTGCCACAGCGTCCGCACGGCTACACACGCTCGCCCTGGCAGGGGTTACCACCGCCAAACGCACCGCAATGGGGGTGGGCATTCTTGCCACTCGTGCGGTTACAGGTCTAGGCAGTGCATTTGTATCGCTTGGGCGGATTATCACCGCTCACCCCATTCTTGCCTTGACTGCCGTCATTGGGGCGGTCATCGCACGCACCGAAGGACTGGGCGGTGCGGTTAAGTCATTGGGCGATGCGTTTAGTGTGGCAGGTGTGTTGGCAATGGACTTTGTTGGCGGTGTTGTGGACGGACTGGGGACAGCATGGACGGCAACCGCTAACTACTTTGATAATCTTATAGGTGGCTCGGCTAATGCCACGAATTTTGCCCAAACCGCCTTTGGCGGTTTTTTTACAGGCACGCACAAAGGCTTTGTGGGTGTCGGGCAAATCATCGCTCGTACTTTTGATTTGGGCGGTGCTACGGTGGTGTGGTTTGTCAATAGTGCCAACAAAAATATCAGAGCATTAGGCGTATCAGTTGTTAATGTTTTTAAAGGCATTGGTAATTTTGCGATTAGCGTTTTTGAAAAAATCGTACACGGCATTATTGATGAAATTAATTCTTTGTCAAAGGGGGCTAATTTTGTTTTGGGTGCATTTAGCGATAAATCCATTCCGATGATTGGTAAGGAAAGTTTTGCTCGTTACACATACGCCACGCCTGACTTTGGTAGTGCTGGAAATATTGCCAGTTATAATTCACATTATTTGGAAAATAAATGGGTTGACACATATCAACAAATGCAAGATAAAGCCAAACAAGCAAGTAGTGCTAATTTGGCTTTGGGAACTTCTTTAAATAATGTAGCAAGTGCCAGCGAAAAAGCAGGTAAGGGAGCGAAAAAGTTAGCAGATGCCAACAAGCAAGCTACCAAAGCTACCGATGATTTGACAAAAGCACTGCAAAAAGCCTATGAAGACCAAATGAGTGCATGGGGCAAGACTTTGTGGGATTTGAAAACGCCTTTTGTAACCGAACTTAGCCAGTTGGAATATGAGATTAAATATGGGAAGTTCCAAGGTCTTGGCGAAACCCTGCAAGATGAGCTTAGAAAATGGGCAAAAAAAGTGGATGTAGATTTGGCTGATTTTGAGATAAGAAAAATTCTTGAAGCCAATAAACGAGAAGTAGAGTTAATGTATTCACATGGCTCAAAATACTTAGAAATGCTTTATGACTTAAATGATGAATACAATAAGTTATCACTTGCGAGCGAAACAGCAAAAAGAGAAATGTTGCAATCAGCAATATTCATTGACTTGAAAAACAGGGAGAAAGACACCCAAGACCAAATCAATGACATCGGCAGAGAATTAAAAGCCTTGTCCGTGCCTGACGGCATAGCAAGAGAATTTGTGATTATTGAGCAACAGCAAATCCAAACCCTTGAAAAATATAATTATCTTTTAAAAGATGGCTATACTGATTATTACAATGCAGTCAAAGAAGGCTTGGATATTTTGGCGACTGACCAAAAAAGACTCGTTATTACCAAGCAATACAACGACCTAATCCAATCTCTAAAAACCGATGAACAAAAACGCCTTGACACACTCAAAGAACAGCTCAATGTCTTAACCGCTCACAATCAAGTCATGGGGGCTAATCTTGACATTGAACGAGCCAAACAGCTTATCAGTCAAAGCGTGGGACTTACCACACCTGCCAACCCCTACAAAGAGCTAAATGATAAGACGGCAAGCCAATACGCCAGTTTGGATGCAGGGTTGCAGTCGTTATTAGATAACGAGCGTCTGACCGAGCAGGAGCGTATCAATATTAAGCAATGGGGAGCGGACGAACGGTTAAAGATTGAGAAAGCCCATAGTCTTGCCATGAATGCGTTGGTGCTTGGCGATGGGGAGACGATGTTTAGCGGTCTTGCTAGCATTACCAAAGATGGATTGGGTGAGCAGTCTCGGCTGTATCGTGCCATGTTTGCCATGCAACAGGGCTTTGCGATTGGCACAGCATTGCTTAATATGCACAAAGCAATTTCTGATGCTTTTGCACAAGGCACTACGCTTGCTGAGAAATTTGCAGGCATTGCTACCGCCACTGCACAAGGGGCTAGAATTGTCAGTGCGATTAAGTCGGTAATCATGCCTGTGGGTCAAGCCCATGACGGCATTATGTCCGTCCCCAAAAGCGGTACTTGGAATTTGGAAAAAGGCGAGCGTGTCCTACCACGCCACACCGCCAAAGCCCTAGATGACAAATTAAATAGTTTGCAAAACGTGGGTGGTGGCGTTGTCATCAATCAGCACATCACAATCAATGCAGATGGTTCTCATGATGTTAAAGATGACAGTCAAAACCAAATGGGGCAAGCCTTAAAAACTGGTGTGCTTGCTATCATTCATGGCGAAATGCGACAGGGTCGTTCTATTTATAACTTTGTCAATGGTCGCCGATAGGGGGATATGATGAGCCTAAAAACCTTTAAATGGCAAATGAATATGGGAGCGTCCGCCGATGTTCGTCATAACGCAACCAAAACGCAGTTTGGGGACGGTTATACCCAGCGAGTGAGTCACGGTATCAACAATAAAATCAAAGACTGGACGGGGTCAAAGACGGGTGATTATGACTCGGTCATCAAGCCGATTGAAGATTTTCTTGACGAACACAAAGGCGTGATACCGTTTCTGTGGACTGACCCACATGGCAATACCGCCAAGTACGTTTGCCAAGATTACCCAGTTTCACAAAGAAAAGGTAATTTTTGGCAAATTAGCTTAAAATTTGAACAAATTTTTTAACCGATGTTGGCGAAATCTGTTTCGTTGACATAACCAAAGCCCTTGATTTACAAGGGCTTTTTTAATGGAGCAATCTATGAAAACATTATCAGTACATGAGCTAAACACGCTCGCCAACTTTAACTACGCACGCTCATTGTGGAGTGGCGATGATACCAAAACCGTCAAGATTGACTATGATGCCGAATATCAAGATTTTGCAGTTATCACGTCTGAAAAAAACGTGCGTAAAAACCGCATTTCCAAGCTACAAGCCGAAATCACGGCATGGGCAGAGTCTCAGCTTAAATCTTTTGAGTATGCTGGTCTGACTGTCGCTACGTTCCATTTGTCCTTTGGTAATGATGAGTTCGGCATTGAGCTGACCTTTGGTGCTGATGAAACCGAACCTGTCAATACTGACACGCTGGCGGAGTAACCATGTCCTTTAATAGCGACATTCAAAAGCTCTCGGTAGATGGTCTGGTTACGCTGTTTGAGCTTGACGCAACCAAACTGGGAGCGGGAATTTTACGCTTTCATGGACACAACCATGATAAGAATGACGGCAATATTGTCTTTCGTGGCAAAGAGTACAACCCACAAGCCCTGTCTGTTACAGGGCTTGAAATGCGGTCGGACGGTAAGGCAAGCACCCCCACGCTGACCCTTGCCAATAACATCGCAGGGGTACAAGGTGCGGTGTCGGCGTATTGCTTGCAGTTTAGTGATTTTGCAGGGGCAAAAATTACCGTCATCACCACCCTTGCCAAATATCTAGATGCCGTTAATTTTGACGGTGGTAACCCTACGGCAAGCGATGAATGCAAAGAGCAAATTTGGTTCGTTGAACAAAAAACATCAGAAAACGCAAAGCTCGTTACCTTTGAGCTGTCCAACCCCATTGATTTAGAGGGCTTAAAAATCCCAGTCAGAGAGATTACCAATTATTGTCATTGGGCGGTTGTGGGTAAGTATCGTGGCGAAGAATGCGGTTATACAGGTGTGGCCATGTTTGATGAACACGACAACCCTACCGACAACCCCATCATGGACAAATGCGGTGGGCGTATGAAATCGTGCGTGTGCCGATTTGGAAAAAATAAGCCCTTGCCCTTTGGCGGTTGTCCTGCCAGCAGTTTGATTGGCTCATAGCGATAGGAACATAAAATGAGACTCACTAAATCGTTAAAATCCGACATCATCGCCCACGCCTTTGACTGCTATCCTGCCGAGTGCTGTGGCGTGATTGCGAATGACAAATACATTGCCTGCACCAACACCGCTCATGACAATGAGCAATTTATCCTTTGCCCCAAAGATTTTGCAAAAGCGGAAAGCATGGGCGAGATACAGGCGATTGTCCATAGCCACCCTGACGGCGGCGTGTTGCCGTCCGATTTGGATAAATTACAGATTGAACTACACGGTGTGCCGTGGGTCATCGTGGCGGTGTCCAAGCAAGATTATGGTGATGAGCCTGCCTTTGGCGTGTATGAGCCGTCTGGGTATAGACCGCCACTTTTGGGGCGAAATTACATTCATGGCGTGCAGGACTGTTATGCCATCGTCCGTGATTTTTATCGCCGTGAGTTTGGTATTGAATTGCCTGATTTTGACCGCACAGACGCTTGGTGGGAAGATCCCAATCATGCCCCACTGTATGAGCAGAACTTTGAAAAAGCAGGCTTTGTGGAAGTGGACAAAGATAATTTGCAATACGGCGATGTGCTACTTTGCCGTGTCGGACGCACGCATCATATTAACCACGCTGTGATTTGGCTCGGCAACAATGACACACTCAAAAGCGAAACAACACCGCCTTGCGTGGGCAACACTCTAATCCTGCACCACCCCTACGGACGGCAGTCGGTGCGTGAGATTTATGGCAAGGGGTGGGCGGATAGGACGGTGCTTGTTGTGCGTCATCATTCGCTCATAAAGTCTGCCCCCACGCTTTGACAGCTTGCATGATAATGGCAGAGCGTGAAAGTCCTGTTTTTTCAGATAAAACGGTCAGCTCGTCAATAAATTCTGTGGGGAATTTATAGCTTGCCACCTTTACGCCACGGCGTTCATCACTCTCACGCTGAGTTTCGGCACGGCTTTTTGGGGTTTTGACAATTTTAGGCATTTGACAAATCCTTACATTATTGGTAAGATAATCATAAGTTTTAGGAGTGAAGCGGTGTGCTTGCCCACCGCCCCAGCCTTTACAGGCTACCTGCTGTTAGTAAGCGTTGTTGCTTAGTATTAGCAGGATAACAATGATGATAACTTTGAAGAGCGTTTTCATTGTCTTATCTCCTAAGGTCGCCACCACTTCACAAGGTCGGTGGCGGATAACCTATCAAGGCTTGGTGTTGCAGCACCTTGTCTTGATAAACATATTATAGTAAATACTACATTAAAAGTCAAGTAATTTATACACTTTTTTGCAAAAATGTTAAAAATTGTATGAATTATTTGGCTTTTTTGTTATCAAAAAAAAACAGTGATTTTAGCCGCTCATGATTCATCGTGGGCGGTTTTTTATTGGGGAAAATTCAGCCATGAAAACCATCATCTTACACGGCATTTTAGCCAAAAAATTCGGCAAATCTTTTAACTTGGCAGTGAGTAGCACAAAAGAAGCCATGCGTGCCTTGTGCGTGCAGTTGGCTGGCTTTGAAGAATTTATGATGAACGCTCATAGGCAGGGGCTACGCTTTGCCGTGTTTCATGATAAGCAAAATGTGGGCGAGAGCGAGCTTGAGATGACTCATACCGCCAAAGTGATTCGTGTCGTGCCTGTTGTGGAAGGCTCAAAAAAAGCAGGTATTTTAGAAACCGTCCTTGGAGCGGTCATGGTGGTCGCTGGTATCGTGGCGACAGGCATGGGCTTTGCTCCTGTTGGAGCAGCGTTAATCGGTGCAGGTATTGGTATGATGGTGGGCGGCATTTCTCAGATGCTTATGCCAAAAGTGGATACTCAGGATAACAACCAAGATGGCAACAAGGCAAACAAAGGCTTTGGTGGTGCGGTTACGACTGTGGCACAAGGCAATCCTGTCCCTATTCTCTACGGCGAGCGAGAAATCGGCGGATTTATCCTGTCAACCAGCCAGCTACCAGAAGACATGATGTAACCAACAGCACAACCCAATTTGACACACTTTGACAGACAACAAGGACAAAAAATGAACATCCACGGTGCTAAAAAAGGCGGTGGCAAACAAAGACAGCCTGTCATCGCCCCTGACTCTGCTCAGTCCAAAACTTTTATCAGTATCATGTATGGCTTGGGCGAAGGCGAGATTGCAGGTTTGGCAAATGGCTATAAATCCGTCTATTTGGAAGACACGCCCTTACAAAATGACAATGGCGAGTTTAATTTTCCCAATGTCAAAGTGGATTTTCGCACAGGCACGAACGACCAAGAGTACATTGACGGTTTTCCAGATGTGGCAAGCGAAACAGCGGTTAATGTCGAGCTAAAACACGGCACACCCTTTGTTAAAGCCTTTAATAATCTTGACCTTGATGCTCTGCGTGTGCGTCTAAAATGGGGAGCGTTGCGTCAGCAAAACCGTGAAAATGGCGATGTGTCAGGCGTAAAGATTGATTATGCCATCGATGTCAAAACCGACAACGGCGGCTGGGTGGAAGCCCTAAATACATCCATCAATGCCAAAACATCGGACGCTTACGAGCGTAGCCATCGTATTGACCTACCAAAAGCACAAACAGGCTGGCAGCTGCGTGTTCGCCGTATCACACCGAACAGCACTTCTGAATTTATCAGTGATAAAATGTACATCGCTGCCATCAGCGAAGTGATTGATTTAAAACTTCGTTATCCTAACACCGCCGTGATGGGGCTAAGATACGATGCCGAGAGTTTTAGCAATGTCGCCAAAATGTCGGTTCGTTGCAAGGGCTTGATTATCAAAGTACCAACGAACTACGACCCTGTGGCTCGCACCTATACAGGTATGTGGGACGGACAATTTAAGATGGCGTACAGTAACAATCCAGCGTGGGTCTATTATGACCTATGCACCGCCGAACGCTATGGGCTGGGTGGTCGTCTGACCCAAAGCATGATTGATAAATGGTCACTGTATCGTCTCGCCCAATACTGTGATGAAATGGTTGATGATGGCATGGGCGGACAAGAGCCACGCTTTACCGTCAATGTCTATATCCAGTCGGCGGACGGTGCGTTTGAGCTACTTTCCAGACTTGCGGGCGTATTTCGGGCAATTTCCTACTGGGACGGTAACAGCATTGTGCTGGATGCGGACATTCCACAAGACAGCATTTATTCATTCAGTCGTGCCAATGTCATTGATGGCGTGTTTGAATATACAGGCACACGCTCTCGTGACCGCCGTACCGTGGCAAAGGTAGCGTGGGATAATCCTGCCAACCATTTTAAAACCGAATACGAATATGTCCGAGATGAAGCAGCGATTGCTAAGTTTGGCGTGCGTGTGGCGGACATCGCTGCGTGGGGCTGTACTTCTCGTGGGCAAGCCCAGCGTGCAGGATTGTGGGCGTTAAAATCTGAGCAACTTGAAACACGAATGGTAACTTTCAAAGTTGGGCTTGATGGGCTTATCCCTGCCCCTGCCAAAGTGATTGAAATCAGTGATGAGCTGTTTGCAGGGCGTGCCACGGGCGGTCGTGTGCTTGCCATCAATAAAGCCAAAACCATCATCACACTTGACCGCACCATCACCGCCAAAACTGGCGATACCCTTGTCATTAATGGCGATGATGGCACAAGCCAAAGACAGCAAATCCGCTCGGTCAATGGCGACAAAGTTACTGTTACCAAAGCCTTTGGCGACATCAGCATGGAAAATGTCTGGGTGCTGGATAGTGCTGATTTAGCAACGATGAAATTTCGTGTATTGTCAGTCACGGCTGATGAAAACCATCAGTTTACAATTACGGCGGTGCAGTATAACCCTGCCAAATATGATGCCATCGACCACGGTGCGTACATTGACGAGCGTCCGATTAGCGTCATCAATCCGACCGTGCAAGCCCCCACAAAGTCGGTCAATCTGTCAAGCTATCACACAGTCAATCAAGGCGTGAGCATTACCACCCTTGTCATCGGCTGGGAACAAGTGGCTGGTGCAGTCAAATATGCCGTGGAGTGGCGAAAAGACAATGGCAACTGGCAAAGCCTGCCGCCAACAGGCACAAACAGCATTGAAATCACTGGAGTCTATGCAGGGCAATACGAAGCCCGAGTAACGGCTATTTCTGCCTTTGGACAGGCAAGCCTTGCCACTCATTCTAATCTGACCGAGATACAGGGTAAAGTCGGTAAACCAAACCGCCCTGCGTTTATCCGTGCAACTGGTGTGCTATTTGGCATGAATTTGGTTTGGGGCTTTGCCGCAGGTAGCGACGATACCAACTTCACAGAAATCCAAGTATCGCCTGACGGTCGCACAAACATCACCGCACTTGGTACTTTTGCTTATCCAACGAACAAGCACGAAATTACAGGCTTACAAGGCAATTTAACCCAATACTACCGAGCGAGAATTGTGGATAAGCTGGGCAACACTTCGGACTGGACGGCATGGACTTCTGGCACGACCGAAGCACGAGCCGACAAGGTGCTGGACATCATCTCAGGGCAAATCAACCAAAGCCATCTGGATCAGACTTTGCGGACACCGATTGGCAAAATCAGCACATTGGAAAATGCGGTCAATGCAGTAAATGGCAATTTATCCACGCTCAACAGCCAGCTTGCTAACACACAAAACGAGCTAAACACCGCCAAAAATACCCTACAAACTGCGGTGGGCAATATCACAACGGAACGCAATCGCATTAATACGGCAATCCGTGACATCACTGTCCTACAAACGGCAAACAACACTAAAACGCAAGAAATCGCCAATCTGACCCAAACCACGAACGGACATACATCATCTATCCGTGAGCTTGGAGTAACGACTGGGGATTTAAGTCAAAAATATAGCCAGTTAAAAACGGCTACCGATACGGCAAATAGCGAGATTACGGCGATTAAGCAAACGCAAAATGGGCAAGCTACGAGCATTGAACGGTTATCGGCACGCTTTGATAATGGCAATTTGTTTAAAGTAAGCACTGCCACAAACGGACACTTTTTGGACGAAAACAATGGCGGGCAACTGACCGCTTGGGGGTCGCACCGTGCCAGCGATTTTATTGCCGTCAAAACAAATACCGTGTATGAAATACGCTCATTTGAAGGTAACTTTGGCAATCTGCGGGTAATGTGGTATGACGCAGACAAAACCTTTATCAAAGGGCAAATCATCGCAAGGGGTGGGGATTATGCGACTTTTGACAGCGAAAATGCCAGTTTTGTGCGAATTTCAAGTTATTGGACACGCACCGACAATAATGTGTGGCAAATGCAGGTGGCGGGACTGGCAAGCGATGTGGGGGCAAACCTTGAAACCCTACGCCAAACCCTAACCAATGCTGATACCGCTTTAAGTCAGCAAATTACGGCAATGGACACAGCGTATAAATCGGCTGACCGCACACTTACGGCAAATTTGGCAAGCGAAACCACCGCCCGCACGAGTGCAGATACAGCATTAGGGCAACGCATTGACACCCTACAAACAGACTACAACGGCAATAAAGCAAGCGTTGCCAATCAGCTTAAAACATTGAGCGATAAAGACACCGCTACCGCCACACAAATCAGCCAATTAACCGCCAATGTGTCCACCGCCCAACAAACCGCCAACACCGCAAACGGCAAAGCGGACACAGCAACCACCAAAGCAGACAACGCCCAAAACACGGCAAATAATGCGTTGACCCGTGCTAACACCGCTAACTCTGCAATCACAGCAGAACAGAAAGCACGGGCGGATGCTGATACGGCATTAGGGCAACGCATTAGTGCTATTGATACGGCTTATAAATCGGCAGACAGCCAAACCACTGCAAAACTGGGGCAGTTGGAGCAGTCTATCGGCGACAAAGATCGTGCGATGGCTCAAAGGGTAGACACCCTAAACGCCAACTATACCGCTCTTGACAACCGCACCAAGTGGACGGAATTAACTGCCGCCACTGATTTAAATACACTGACCGAAACGGGCAAGTATTTTATCCGTGCAGGGAGCAACCCCAACGCCCCGTTTGCTCAATGGGCTTATGTGGTGGTAGAAAAAGCCCGCAATGATCGTATCACGCAAACAGCGTGGGCGGACAATAATGCAAGTCTTGTTTACACCCGTGTTTATAATGGGGCGTGGCGTGACTGGGAAAAAACTGCAACGGGCAAAGAATTGGACACCAAAGCAACGACAGCGAGCCTTAATGAATTTAAGCAGGCTCAAGCAACAAAAGATACAGCGACTGCCGAGCGTATCGCAAACCTTGATACTGCTTATAGAAATGCGGACAACCAACTAAGCGGGCGGATTACTACCGCCCAAAATACGGCAACCAACGCCCAAAATGCAGTGGCAACGGCTCGAACCGAGTTAAATGCACGGTTTGATGGATTGGCGGTGGGCGGGCGTAACTTACTTAAAAACAGCAATCCAAGTGTTGCCAATGCCAACTATATGCACCGTTTTGAGTTGACCAATGCTCCGAGCGTGGGCGACGAAGTAGTGGTAACGCTGTGGGGCGACATGGGAGCAGACCGCACGGGCATTGGCGTGTATAACACGCAAGGCTATACTGAATTGTTCAAACTTGCCAAAATCGCTGATGGCGTGTATCAAGGCAAGGGGCGGTGGCGATTGCCGATGAACGGTAGTACACCCCGCACACCTAATGATACACATTTGAATGTCTATTTTTACCCAAACTCTGCCACCAGTCAAAACCGTATTGACCGCATCAAGTTAGAAAAGGGTAATGTGGCAACAGACTGGACACCCGCCCCCGAAGACTTGCAAGCCGATATCAACAACAAGGCAAACGCCACCGCCTTAAACGACCTAAGTACCCGTGTCACACAAGTGGACGGCAGAATTACCGCAGAAGCCAATAAGGTCAACCAGTTGCAAACCACGCTAAACGGTCAAACCACAAGTATCCGTAATGTGGAGCAGTCGGTTAATGGCGTGCGTGCGATCAAAGCTGTGACGGTAGACAATAATGGCTTTATCAGTGGTTATGGTCTGATGAGTGAGTTGCAAAATGGTCGTGTTACTTCTCGTTTTGGCATCAATGCCGACCAGATTTATTTTGGAGCGACAACCACCGCCAAAAAGCCGTTTGTGTTTGCGACCCGCACCACCACCATCGATGGCGTGAGCTATCCTGCGGGGGCGTGGCTTAATAGTGCGAGTATTGCCAATGCTAGTATTAAACTGGCTCATATTGACAAGGCAAGTATTGGCAATTTATCAGCATTGTCTGCCAAAATCGGACATTTTAAATCCGCCGAGACAGGGGCAAGGCTTGAAATTAAGGACAGCTTGCTGATGGTTTATGATGAAAATAATGTGCTGAGAGTGCGTCTTGGTTTATGGTAACAACCGCCGTCCGATTTGGACGGCTTTTTATTGGAGTGAATTTATGCCAGTCGGTTTAGAAGTTTATGATGCCAATGGGCGAAAGTTGCTTGGTATGGATAAATCAGTTCTGCGTATCACAAAAGTTTTATATGGCGAGAAAGAACTGGGGAAATTCAGACAAGAAAATGACGGGAACAGAAGATTTGTCATTTTTGCATCGGCTTTTGTGGATTTGGACAAATATCCAAACGAATTACTAATTACCGACCGCCCAGAAGCGATGATGATGCAACTGGAAAAATTTACTGAATCTTTTTTGGTGGGAGAGTTTAATGTTTCAAGTCGTTAGTGATTTTGGCGTGTTGATTGATGAAAATGCAGTGAATGTCGGATTGGTACACGAGCACGCCATATCGCCACCCGACAAGGCGAATGACGATGCGTTTTTCCATACGGGATTCTATCTGGGGTCGGATACCGATGGGGGTGTGGTCATCGATATTCCCATCCCAGAGTATATTAAGTACCCCTTGGTTGGAATTAGTTTCAAATATGGTGTGGGGTATGCACAGATTTCATATAGAAAAAATGGTCAAAGGTTTGCCAGAGTGTTCCTATGTGTACATCGAGCAACATTCATCAAACACTATCCACAATATGCCTACGCTAAGAGCATGAACCATATATCATTTATGTTTGAAGTAATGAAAAAAGAACCCTTTAAGGCTTTGTTTTTTGACATAAACCCTCCCATTCGACAATCGGGATTGGGTTTGGAGATATTCAATAGCAAAGGGGAAGTCGTATATGACTCGGATTTACCCACCGTCAACTTTCCTATGGATATTCACACGAATGCGGATAGTTACAGGTCATTCGTGATATGCCAAAGTTTTATCCCCCTGCGTTTACTATTTGAGTACTACTACCCGCCCATAAGAATGATACTCGACAGAAGTCATTCTCCTTTGTTGTGGATGGCTACGAAAACACATGGGCACGGGGAGATGCTATCCGTGCTAATAAGGGCGAACCCAAAATACAACATCGAAAACCCAATTGTACATAGACTAGTGTCCGATTTCCAGAACTCTATGTACAGAAGATTCTTATTATGTAGCTACTAGGAGACTACCAATGCCCGAAACCTTAACAAAAGCCATACCTTTTTTAACCAAACTATTTGCCTTGATTGTTGGAGGCTTAATCAGTCTTGTATTAAGTGGCGACATTAATCTTGATAAAGACGATAACGCCAATCTAACCCTAAACTTAAAAATCATCATCAAAATCACTTGTGCGATCGGTTTGGGGCTTTTTATGGGGGAATTTACCATTGACTATTTTGACTTTGAACATCTCAACTACTATGCACAGGCGTTATTTTATTTGATTTTTTCATCATTCGGCATGCTTGTTTTTGGAACGGTTTACCGCTCTTGGCAATTAACCACTTCTGATAAGACATTGTCGGAGATTGTGACTGAGATTAAAAACATTGTTAAAGCATTGATTAAATAA